ATGACAGGATAACGGCTATAATTGATAACTCAGGGGACGGGGTCATGCTTTTATTGTCTTTCAAAAAAATTTGTGAATTATTTTGTTTTGTTTTTGGTTTTTGCGTTGGGTCGAGTCCGAGGTGTTCTGCTCTTGAATGTGCAGCTGCTGTTCGGTTGCCGTTGATGTATTGTGCGCCTCGTCTGGAGTTGCATGGTTTGCAGGCGGGTACGAGTTCGGTGTCGTCTCCAACGAGGTCGTACGGGATCAAGTGGTCTGCTTCGGTGGCGGGTGCTTTGTTGCACCAGTGGCACAGGGGATTGTCTTGTAGCAGTTCTGCGCGCCTGCGTCTGAACTCTGGACTGGATGTTCTCTTGCTCATGATTGCCCCCTGCTAACGCGTCCCCCCGAGGGGACTTGTTCTCTTTCGTTGTGTTCGGTTCGGTGGTTTGCTCGCCCCCCGCATTTCGAGTAAGTATCTCTGGCTGCCGGATGTTTGACATGTGGACGGTCACCATTCTCATTTGTGACGTTTGGACGCTGCACAGTCGCTTGAAGGCAGACTGCTCTACCCTCGTCCCCGAGTGTTACACCTACCATCTGCAACTGATGATGAGGCCATGCGTCTCTAGATTGTGTTGGCATGTTAGTCCTTGCGTATCCCCTGGAGGATTGCTATGCCGATACTTAACAGAAGGATGTACCAAGCGACGAGAATCATGATTGGGTGCCTAACCGCTTGACGGGGGGTTTGTACATCTCGCAGCCCGCAGGAAGCGTCTGAGGGAACTCTGGAAGGTCTGTCAATGGGTACAGGCGGTAGTCCTTGATGGTGAAGCAGTCAGGGAATATCTCGTCGTTGTTGTCAATGACTTCGCGGCCTGTAATCCAGCCCTCAATCAGGACTCGGTTCTCTCGTACTTTGCAGAAGATGAAGTTGTGATCAGGGTTGTCCCTGGTGCGTACCTTGATTGTTGTGTCGGGGTTCTCGGTTGACCGGACTTGATATTGCAGTACGTCGAATCCGTTTGCTTCTTGTTCCCAATGCCATTCCACCCCGAGGAGCTTCGCGACGGCGTATTCCCCTATGGCACCGAAGACGTCTGTCTGGAACCAGTTTTGTTCGTGGTATTTGCGGTTCGGTTGGTTGGGTCGGTCTGCTCGTTTAATGGCTAGGAGACGACGGTTGACACCGCCGTGAGCTGCTATTTGCATATCTGCATCGTTGAGGATGACACGGACTGGTGTTCTCATTGAATCTTTGCCTGCCTGCCAAGTCGTGCAGCGATTGCATCTAGATCACGGGGACGCCACAGGTGATATTCAATGCCTGCGTTAATGAGGCACCGCGCGTACTTTTCTTGCTCGGCTGAGAGTTTGCCTTCGGCGGTTTTGAGTTCGCAGAAGATGACTCCTCGAGATGGGATTGATGTTGAGACGAGGACAAGGTCGGGGAATCCGTTGCCGTCTGACCGCCAGACACCAGGACGCGGCGATGATGGTGAGGCATGGAAGACGAGCCATTGTTGCATTCGTGCCAGTTTGATGACTTGGTCTTGAAATATTTTTTCGGTGACGGTCATCGGGAGTCTTTTCCCAACATGAACCCAAGCGCAAAGATGCTGAACACCATGATGACAAATGTGAGGAAGTCAATCATTAGAACGCCTCCTCAATTTCTACTGACCCAACCCATGAACATAGTTGCAAGATAATTACTTTGTCGTCTGGCCGACCACAGGCTTTCAATGCTGCTTCATATTGTTCGCTGAGTTCTAACGACTCAATTCCGACCATGCATTCGTCAACTTTTATGAAGTGAATTTTGCCCATTAGAACGCCTCCTCGGGTTCTTGTTCCGGTGCAGGAGCTGCGCTTTTGAGGCTGTCAATGTATGCAGACGCTTCGCGCTTGCTCATGCCTTGAAGGTTTGCCGGTGGTGTTTTGCCCATCGACTTACAGACGGCGCGAATCATGTTCTGTTGTTTCTCTGACGCAAGGTTTGACGGCTCGGTAATTCGAGTGTCTCCTGACATGCGTTCCACCTTATGCATCTCTTCTCTTGACGGGCGTTTTGTCCAGTCGGTGCTAGATGCAAAGTCACAGTCAGCGAGGGCGCGTCCGATTGCCGATGTGGCTGCATTCTCGATATGGCTTGTTTTATTGACGTTATTTGACCCGCGTATTTCTTCTGCGAAGTCTGTCGCAACTGGTCGGTCATCTTCACGGTCAACATAGATGTCGGCCTGGACAATGACGCGGTCACCTTCAAATGTGAGAAGTTTTGTGATGACTCGTCCTTCGGGGTGTTTCTCCCAGAAGCGAGCAAGACGCGAGGCGACTGGTTCGTAGTCTTCAATGCTCATGATGGGTTCTCGACAATCCATTCAATGACTTGGCGAAGTTCGTCGTTGTTGTTGCTCATGCTCGGATGGCGTAGGCGTTCTGTTGCGTTGCGCATTGTCATGATCAGAGCGATTGCCTGACTGACGGTTGAGCCTTCTTCGAAGCGCATTTCTCCGTCGAGTTTGACTGACAGATTCATTAGACGCGCAATGATTTCGTCGGTTGTTAATTCCATGATGTTTCCCTCATCTTTCGTTATTTGCTTTTACGGACAGTAGCGCATCCGCGCTTCCATCTTGCAACATCCTTGTATCGCGATTTGCAGATGAACGCTTGTAACGATTTCTGCCCTTTGACGCATCCCCATCCCCACGGCCCAACGCGCCAAACTTTGGTGCCGTCTGGGTTGATGTGGCTTTTGAATGCGATTGCGTCTGCGACTTTGACTTGTTCCGCAGGGGTCTTGCCTTTTGCGCTCAAGGAGTCTGACCAGCGTTGCCAGGTGCCTCGGTAAATGCCAAGTCCTCCGGTATAGGAGCGCGTTGAGTGTTTCCAATTTCCACCAGTTTCACAACGGGCTAGTCCGTCGTAGTAAGCGTCTGGCAGGACGCCGTGGTATTTCTCGTGCAGGTCGCGCTGTGCAGCTGCGGTTGCGGGCGAGGCGGTGAATGTTGCGGTGATGAGGGCGATTGCCATGATTCTCTTAATCAACCTGTTCTACTTCTGTAATCGAAGCAAACGTCATCCAGGGAGCCTGCCGTCTGGCGACTGTGACTTTGACGATTTCTTCTGTTGCCGAATCCGTGAAGATTTGGACGAGGGTTAGTTTGTCCTTAGACCATAACGGCATATAGCCCCACGTTGGAATCATGGTCTGTTGTTCATTATCTTGATGAAGAGCCAACATGAGACCCATCCCATAATGAAACTGTATATAAATTGTGTATCGGTCATAGCGGTTTCCCTTCGCTGTTTGTGTTTGGATGTTGTAACACAGACAAGGGTCTAGGTGGCGGATTCGACCTCGGAACCAATGAGGGAAACGCAGTTAGTCCCGAGGTCTAGCGCGAGGAGAATAACATCCTCGAGCGATTTAAGGCTTAGGCAATGCCCGCCATGCGGCTTCAAATGCTTCCGCAGTTTGGTTAGCCATCTCAAAATGAAGCCAATTTGGGTTGCCTTCGTATGAGCCTGCGTTGTCGTCGGCGGTGTAGATCTTGACGCCTGCCTTGCCTTCACCTCGAGAGCATCGGTAGCCCGCGCCGTAGGTGCCGTAGGCATACCAGTGAAGTTCGCACAGTCCGAGGGCTTTTGAGTTGGCGAGGAACCAGTCCCAAATGATTCGGGCTTGTGCTTCGTCTTTGTATTGAATATCAGCTGCGTATCCGGTGGCATGAACTGAGAGTCCCGCTCCGTTGCGCATTGCACGATTGGCGTATGTGCCGAGGCTTTTGGTTCCCCAACGCTTTCCGCAAAGTTCAACAAGTTTTGCCGTTACGGGTTGCGTTTGTTTGCCGTCCCAAGATGGGTAGTACGGGTACGGTCGGTTGGTCATACTGGCGGGTCTTTTGGTTTGTCTTTCAGGCCGTTACCAGCAAGAAGACCAATGAGCCCACCAGCGAGAGTCATGAGCATTGGCGAAAGAATTGCCCAGGCTTCTGAGTCGTTCGGGGCTTGATCGGTTGGTTGCACAACAAAGAGAAGTCCGTATAAAAGAGCAACAATGGAGAATAGAAACGCGCTTGAGAGGCATATGCCTACGACAAGAATGAGTCGTGCTTTAATTTCTTCGTTGCTAAGTCGGTTTTCTAATTTCATGCGCATTTGCTTTCCATGAATGATTTATGCGTCAAGTCTGTGGTTTCACAGTTGTAACGTGTACGTTCTGAGCAGGCGGTGAGCGATGTCAAAAACACCAATAGAATCAGGCTATTCTTCATCTTTTGGCAGCAGTTCTATTTCTTCTGGTGTTAATGGGCGAGTAATGGTTTCGCCTGTTGTTGCATCGTGGAAAGTGCCTTGTGGAGTTGTCATGGTTTATGCCTTTCTGTATCCGTAAACGGTAATGGTGCCGCCAGTCATGGTTCCTGCACTTGGCAAAATTGTAAACGCCGTGTATGAAGTTGTGTTTTGCAAAAGACCAACAACAGGCCCACCGTCAGAGTTGCTTGCTTGAAACGAAAGCGTTCTAGTATTTTTTGCTAAAAACGGGCTCATGACGTCAAGATGGCCGTCGTACCCTGACGCGTCGCCATTGCCTGCGTAACGAATTTCTGTTGCTGCGCTTGCTCCTTCTGCACCTGGGGTGTTGTTCCATGAGCCATAAAGCAGTTGCCATTTGTAACCACTGGCAGTAGCGCCAAGCCTTAGATACAACTGTGCAGTTGTCGAAATTGCGCCACCAGTCATTTTGATTAGATAATTGTCGTAATCTGCGCTAAACGCACCAGACACCGTGACGCTTGAAACTGCTGTACCTACAGTTGTAGAACTGATGTAAGTTAGTCCGCTGTTGATGTTGTTGTTCAAATAAGCAGAAGTCAGGATTTGCCCTGAAACTGTTGGTGTACTGACTGTCATGTTGTGTCTCCTTTAGAAACTTAAAAGATTATTATCGAGCGTTCCGAAGATTGCATCGTTGAGGGTTAAGTATTGGTTGCCATCCGTACTTTCAAAAGTGTACGAAACAATATGACTTCCTGGAACGATTCGATGTTCAATTCCTGAAGTGATCAAAGTTTGCGATTCCGATGATGGAGTCCCAGTTGAGTAGTCCTTTTGGACAGTCACAATTGACGTGAGGTCAATAGCGAAGATGATTGACCATTGCGCAGAAGTAAGAGCTGCTAGTTCGCACGAGACGCCAGTGAAACGAACGACGGGGTCTTTGTATTTGCCGAGAAGATACGCGGTGAGTCCTGCGACTTCTGTGGTTGTTGAGTTGAGCAGATTGAGAAGGTTGTAGTTCTGTGCCTGATACAAGGCAATTGAGTTTGCATCTGATGAGGTTTGCGCGGCTCCGGCGGGGCTTTGGCCGACTATGTAGTTGTACAAGAGCTCCGACCCGTACTGGTTGACGAGGGTCATGTATGGGATGCCTGTGCCGTTGGTGGTAAACGACGCCCCTGAGACGGGGTTGAGAACGCTCGACCTTCCCTTGAAGGTGAGACTGCCGTCGGCTGCCGTGAAGAGGTATCCCTGCTCGGAGGTGTTGACCTGCTGAAGGTAGTTGAGGCAGTTTGTGTCCTGAGCGACCGCGTAAGCCCCCAAAGTAGATGTGCCTGTACCAATAGACCGTGAGCCCTGATAGTTGATTTCTGGGCGGTCTAGGACGGTGTTGACGCGAGCTGAAGAGGACTCTGCGGACGGGGTGAAAGAGTTTAGTTGTTGATTAGCCAAAGTGCCGAAAGCGTCAACGCATCGGGCGACCATTCTTCCCTGATTGGCGTTTTGGTAGTCAAGGTTCCAGTCCTCAACGAACCCTGTGTAGATGGGCGTCCCGTTGGCGTAGATGATGATGGGCGAGCGAGGCAGCACATACGGGTAATAGATTGAGGACGTGTTTAGCGGGTCAAGGATTCTTGAGTTGTTATTGAACACGACCTGTGCGGTGCCTGCGTTGAACTGATCTAGTTGGCGGTTGCGTCCGCGTCTGATGTTGACCGACAGAACAAGTGACGTGAGGTCGGCGTATGCGACGCCTCCGAGAGTTCCGCGTCCTGCGGTGTTGAGAACGCCATAGAAGGCGTCGTCAAGTTGGAAGGGTGTACCGAATCCTGTGGTCGTCTGGAACCCGACGAGGACTTGGTATGTGGGGACAGTCATTAGAACGTGACCGCCGGAGCAAAGACAACGCCTGAGTCGCGTTGCGCAGCAAGGATTGCGTCGATGATGTCTTGACCAATGGTTGCGGGTGATGAGACGAGTCCTGCGTCGAGGTTGATAACGAGGTTGTCGAATGGCCCGATTCCGCCGATGCCTGCGTTAGCGAATCCGCCTGCGTTGCCTGACGTGTTGTCAAAGATTGAATCTGGAGCCTTAACTGCTTTTGGTGGCAAAGCAGGAATAGTCGCAGGAGCTGCGCCAACTGCAATTGACGATGTTGAGCCGCTGAACATTGCTTCGGCTTGTTGTGTCGTGACTGGACGATTAGAAGTTGGGCTTGCAGCAGTGAGATCAGCAAACGACGGAAGTTTCTTGACGGTGTAAGTGCCTAAATCACCTGTCCGCAGAAAGTGAATTGCAGCCATTGGAATTGCAAGTGCAGCCTGTACGCCGTTGACGAATCCAACAATTGCGTCGTAGATAGATGCAAATGTGTTTTTCATTCCTGCACCGTCGGTACCGAGGGAGACAATTTCTGTGCGGAGTTGAGCGATTGCGCCTGCTGCGCCTTTCTTGCCAAATGCTTCACCGATACGAACTGCCGAATCCCCGAGATCGGTCAAGATTGGAAGCACCTTGTAGCCGATTGACTCTTGAAGTTCGCCCAGGGTGATTTTGAGGCGAGCCATTACGCCCTCGTAAGTCTTTGCCTTTTCAGCTGCGGAACCGCCGAAACGCTCCTCGAGCATGCCTTGAACTTTCTCAAAACCTGCTGCCTTTAGTGTTGCAGCGTCATAGCCGACGCCAAGTTTGGACAGAGCCCCATAGGAGCCTTCCTGAGCCTTCGCAAGCGCGTTAGCCACCGTCTCGACCGATTTGCCAGTTGAGGCGCTTAGATCGAGGCTGAGGTTGAGCAGGTCTTGAGCCTTTGTGACGTCGCCTGTTGCTCTGACAAGACGCCCAAGTGCCGGACGAAGATTGTCGTCGGCGACACCTGTTGCGCGCTGAGTTTTGTCAATGAAATCTTCCAGACCTGAAATCTGTGCGTTTGATGCGGTGGTGCTTGCCTTGATTGCGTTAGCCAATTCAACTTGTGCTGCTTGGTCGGCTGCTGCTGCTTCGGCTGCTTTGAACAGGACGGCTCCCGCAGCTGCTGCGCCAACGCCCAATGCTGCAAAAGCAACGACTGCAACTTCTCCTGCTTTTTTCGCTGCGAAGCCGACCTTGTCTGTACCGGACTCGAGATTCTTAAATTCGTTAAGGGCGGATTTTATTCCCTTCCCGTCGAATTCTGTAATGATTGGAATTGCGAGTGCCATTAGTCAAGTTCTCTCTGTACAAGTCTGATTGCGTCCATTGAAGCCTTCAGCATTTCGCGTTCAATTTCTTTGCGTTTGCGAAACACGGCAGGCCCAAGAATACGAGTAGTGCCAGGGCGAAGACGTCCAAGTGAATCGCCAAGATTGTTTTTATTGGTTCGTCCTGCTGCTTCAAAAACGGCAGCTGCGACATTGGTTTGAGTGATGTAGATGAGAGACGTTGCTTCACGGCTTGCATCGACTTTCAATTTGACGCCAGAAATTGCTCTAGCAACAGAAAACGGAAATATCTTTTTGCCGTTTTGCGTCCAATTGCGATCCATGCCCGATAGGGGAACTTTAATAAGCGCGTAATTGCGTTGCACTTCTTGGATAGCAGGTTGCGCAATGCGCGAAGCATCTTGAACAAACTGCTTGCGAAGACCAGGCTCAACTTTATTAAGAGAACGAATTGCTTCTTTGAGTCCTTGAATCTCAATGGTTGTGTTCGTTGTCATCGTCTTTGCCGTGATTTCTTTTGTTCTTGCAACACGTCAACAACCGTGAAGAGGTCGTCTGTATCGAATGGGATGTCGGGTGTCCAGTAGCCAGTCGCGACAAGAACCTCCGCTAGTGAGCGTCGGAAACTGCCGCTTCTGTAAAACTTGCTGACTCCTCCGAAATGACGTCAATTGACTTGGTCTTCTTGATGAAGTCGTCAAATGCCAACGGAGTTGTGATTCCCGCAGCTCGAGCAGATTCGAATGCAAAGAATGCAAGGTCTTCTGCGCCGATGCCGTTGCCGAGACTGGATGCCTGTCGTTTGAATTTGCGTTCCCATGCGACGACAACGAATAGATTCGTTTCGACTTCATATGGGTCGCCTTCAATCGGTGTTACTTGTAATCGGATTTTCATTGTTTCCCTCTTCTATTTTCTAGACGATATCTCGTGCCCATGTGCCGTTAGAGAACGAAATTGTGGCAACGGCAAGGGTACCAATCGACGACATGATGACAGGTGCTGCGTCAAGTGTTGCCGTCGTAATCGTGTATTCCGGATTGCTTGCTGACTCTGTGGTGCCTGATGGAGACACAACGATTGTGCATGAACCAGCAGCGATGATTGCTGCCAAAAGTGTTTCGATTTCTCCAACGCCGTAAGAAAGATAAAGCGACAGATTGACCGAGACGCTCTGCAATCCCTTAACTGCCTGCCTGCCTGTATCAGATAGCGATGTGCTTTCGAGAAGCTCGTAGCCCACAAGAACCTCACATGAGGAAAGTTGATCGGATACGTCATAAACGGTTCCGCCAGTTGGGGTGATGTTGCAGGTTGCACCTGACAGGAATGTTGCTGTTGCCATTGGTGGCTCCTTAGTTTCTACGCACGGCGATAGCCACCGTGAGATCGTATGTTGGTATGTCTTGCCCGCCGTAGTTTGCATTGCCTGGACGGGCGTCTGTAACTGCGATGGGCGAGTTCATTATTAAATCTGTGGTGGTCATCAAATAGTCTCCGGCATCGCTGTTTGCAGGTGGTGCTGCAAGGATGCGGACGGGAATGCGAAAGTCGCCGACGTTGTATGTGAACGAAGTCATGACGGGGAGTTCAATCATGACAGACATTGGGCGCGCGTTTCGGGGATCTGTGACGGGTTTGAGACCGAGCGCTGTGAGTTGTGTTTTGATTGCGTTAACCGCATCGACGAGGATTCCTGAGGCAGCCATTACGCGACCTGTGGTCTTCCGCAACCAATGAGAGCCATGATGCGTCCCATTGTTGACGGGATGGGGATTGAAGACATTGCATCAAATGAGGCGAAGGAGTCTGCTGATCCGCGCTCACGGTACAGGGTTGCAGCGTAAAGAATCGTGCCCAATTTCACCGATGCATCTGGAACTGTTGACTGCGAGTCGGTGTAGCCCGCTTCGCGACGCTTGCGATAGATGTATGAGTTCGCAGCTGCTACGCAAGTAGTGATGAAGGCCGTGTCATTGGCGGTTGCGACGTCAATTCCCAAGAATTCCAAGACCATCGCGTTTGTGCACCAACTGATGCTTGGAGTGAAGGTGACTGTGCCGGTGGCGGTGTCTCGAGGGAAGTCTGTCCCTGCGTTGACATAAAGAAACTGGTAAAGACGAATTACATCGGAGTCAAAGAGAAGGTCGCCTTCGTCTGAGACGCCGATGAACTCGAAGTCTTGTGTTGAGACAATGGTTTGTGTTCCAGAGAATCCGTGGCTTGCGCCTGCAATCACCACGGAGTCCCCGACTTGGATGCCTGTCTCAACGAAGGTTTGGAGAACGGCGTACCCATCGAGGCGCGTATGAAACGCGAGATCGTAGGTAGCCATAGTTCTGCCAGTCTTCTTCTAGTTGCGGATCAGGTGAGGTTGAAGCGACGGAGACCGCCAGCAATCGTAACGATCGGGCAGAAGTAGCCGTAGATCATTGCTTCAATTTCGCCTGACGCCGGAACATTTACTGAAAGTTGAAGTTGTGAAGATTCAAAGATTTCAATCGCTGAAGGCACGATGAGGAAAGCCGATTCGTCGATGGTGGTTGACACCATGTTTGAAGAAACGTACAACGGAACGCCAAGAACATTGCCGAACAAGGTTGTTGCTTCTGCTGATCCTGCTGAGTTCTGTGGCTGTCCTGCATTGAATAGTGGGCGGTTGCTGCCATCAACTGCGTTTTGCATGAGTGACCATTGGCTGACGCCAGCCGTGTATGCGGCAACGACGTCACCAGTTGCCAAATATGCAGCTGCTGATTCTGTTGAAACGAACGACTGGATACCGGCAGCGGTTGCTGCGGTTGTTGCAGCCTGTGTACCACCTGCGGTGATTGCAGCGATTGTTGCAACTTCTGTGGCCTTGCGGTACGAACGAGTCATGTTGTCAAGCATGATCTGTGCGAACGATGGGTCTGAACGCTCTTGGAGTTCAACTGACCAACGCTGAAGACCAGCAAGTTTGACGACTGTGCCGTTGACATACGAAGAAACGATGCCTGTCTCGGATGGTGCGCCACCTTCAGAGGTAGTGGCAACAGTTCCATTAGTTGTAATTTTTGGAATGCTGATTGTCATGCCCGAGGCAGGAATGGCACGAGTACCACCGCAAGCGTCAATGACAGGACGAGAGCCAATGTTGACCTGGACAACATCGCGCTGATAAACAACAGGCGAGAACGCAGGGTTTGTCGTAAACGAGTCGTCCGCTGCCTGGATGAACTTTGCCTTTGCTTCGTCGGCTGCTGCAACATAGAGACGTGATTCGCTGTTTGGATTTAACGCTGCTTGAACGCTGTGATGCAAGTAATCGGCATTGGTTTTGATTGGTGAACGTGGGGCTGAATAGAAGAGAGCTGTTGGCACCGATGCGGTGGCTTCAACTGTTTCTGGGGTTTCTTGTGACATTGTTTCCTCCTGGAGACTTGTGTCGGGTTGGGGTTCGGTTGACTCTTCTTCGACCTCTGGGTCGTCTTCTGAGGCAGCGATTTTTTCAATTTTCGCATCGGAAAATGCGGGGGTCGTGACGACCGAGAGCTCGATGAGATCAGCGGACGAGACAATCATGACGCCTTCTTTGTCGTACTTAAATTTTTTAGGTACGGCACCGACTGAGACTGAGTCGTATGCGGACATTTGAATCAGTTCAACAACGTCGTCGGCTTGTCTTGATTTCGCAAAAGATGCTGAGAATCCGAGACCGTTGTCAAGGTCGACAAGTTCTGTGACCATTCCGATTGGGCGTCCGTCGTGGTTTTCAAGAAGTCGCGCGGGCTTGGCATTCAAGTCAAAGGCTCCGCGCTTGAACATAACTTTCTGGCCTGAAGCATTCGCTGCAACATTCCATGGGACTGCAATGCCGGTGATGGTGCGCGGTGCATCTTCTCCAGCTGCTGCATCGAGAGTGATTGGAATAGCGGTGAACTTGATCATGAAGGCATCTCCTGAAGGTCGGGTACTTGTGGTTCAACTAATGCGTCGTGCATATCGCCAACGGCTAGAAGGTCATCGGTGTCAAAGCAAACAAAGCGTCCTCGAGTAACGATGTCGTTCATGCTGAGACGAGAAGTAATTGCGTTGGCGTACATTTGCGCGCCGAAAAGCCAAAGGTCTTGGCGGGCTTGCGATGCGTTTTGATAGGTCATTGACGCGCCTGGTGTCGGGGCTGACACAAGGTAGGCGGGTACAGAACAAATTCGCGAAAGGTCGAGTGCTTGATATTCGCGTTGCGCTGCGTTAATTGCTAATGGATCGCGATCAAATTCAACGAAGTTAACGTAGTTGTTTAACGCACCGATGACGTTGCCTTCGCGACGAGCCTGCGCCCATTGCGCAGCAAGGTCTCCAAGTTCTTCACCGGACATTGTCTCGCCCGCTGCCGTTTGCTGAAGATAACCAGGCACAGTTTCAATAGTTGCTGCTCGATCTGCGTACTGATCAAGGTGAGTTGCGATGCTGACCGCGCGACGACCTGAGTACATGAGACCAGTTGTAGGCGCGAGGAAGGTGACGACTTCGTTTGGATCAAGGTCAACACCATTGAACTTAATGACTTCTGGCATAGAGAAGAATTGTGGGCCTTCTTGGTTCGGTGTTGAAATTTGCGAGGCGGGAATCCATTGGAAACTCATTGGACGTCCGTCGGTTGCATTACGGGAAGTAATCGCCCAAAATGCGCGCCCCATTATCCAAAGGTCTGTGACCGTGTTGGCAAGGATGAACTGACGCGGAACTTTCGGATCGGGGTTTTCCATCCACGACTCATTCGGCACGTAAATTTCTTCGTACTCGGTGCCGTTCCATTGCTTGACGTACTGGCGAAATTCAAGACTTGAGATGGTCGAGGCGAGAAGGTCTCTCGCCCGCGACACCGTCGGGAGACTAAGGGCGGCCATCTCAAATGTGTTGCTGAGATATCCATACGTCGGGAAGGCACCGTTTCTGCCAACACCGGCAGCGGCTTTAATGGGCGAAGATGCAAACTCAGCAGTTTTAATTTTTCGGGAGAAGAACGCCACGGATGGAGTCTTTCACAAACTCGTTGCAAATGCAACTATCTCCCAAATGCCATTGCTGCGCGTCCCGTGTTTGACGGGCGGGAAACAAGAGCTGCTGCAACAACCAAAAGTCGAGCGGCTTCAATCGGGCCAGGGGAGCGTTGACTACTGATCACGACCTGACCGTTGGCGCGGGCAAGGACGGCACGGTTGACGTGAGTCGCTAATAGTTCTTCGCCTCGGTGGTAAATGCGTTTCTCAAGGATGAGCGAACGAGTGAGTCCGGTAAACTTTAAGACCTCGGCATAGCCAAAGATTTGGCGTCGCCGTTCGAGCTTCTCTGGCGTATGAAGATCAAGGGCGGGCGAGATTGCCAGTCTGAGTTTCGGGTCGTCGTCCATTGCTTTATTCACATGAACCCACATGTCTTTAAGAGATTCTGTGGAAAACTGCACCGTGGCAATGATGTTGCCTTCCTCGGTAAGTCCGCAACGGATGCCGACATACTTTGACGAGTCACTGCTCGAGTCCACGGCAAGAACGCCACCAGCGGGACATTCCGATTCGGTAAAGAGCCTGTCCCAAACACCAGGCTGAATCCAAGCGTCCGCCGACGAGACCCACAGATTCAAGTGCGCGCGGAGGAACGCTGCACGATCTGGAGTTTCCGCAGCTGCCTGTAACGCCTCAAGAGTTATGGTCTGACCAAGCGCAGGGTTCGCATACCCCCAATTGAGTTCGTCGTTCGGGTTCGCCCCTGACGGCAACGACCATTCGGCAAAGTAAAGACGCGTCTGTTTCTGCTGATCTATCGCGCCAATGGCTGCCTCACGAAGACGCTGCATTGTCTTAGACGACTCGTCGCCTGAAGTTGACCAGGAGGAAAGCAGCGGAGACTTGACCGCAATCTGCGACGGGCGAAGCGCGTCAAAATAAACCTCTTCCGAGACGTTCCAAATTTCGTCAACCACAATCAGGTCGTAGGTTCCGCCGTGAAGGTTCGAAGTTGCAGCTCGGACTTCCCACGTTGAGCCGTTCGGCATTTCAACTTTGTTGCGCCCATACGACCAGGTGACGTGCCCTTCAAATTGTGCCTCCAGTACCGGAGCAAGTTCATTGAAGATTGCAACCGCGCGATCAAGTTTGTTGGCAACGGAAAGAACATGAATGGGTTTGCCTCGCATCGCTGACCAGTCCGTCAAGAAGTACCCACATAACGAAGTCAGCGCAACCGATTTTCCGTTCTGTCTGCTTGTGCTGCAGAGAGACTCGCGAAACACAAGATCACCATTCTCATCATGAGTCAACTGACCCGTCAACGCAATCTTCTGCCAGTCAAACAATGTCCGACCCAAAACTCTTTCCGACCAGGCTGCAACCGCAGGCCCATAAGAACCACTTCCATTGTGGAGCGACTCCAAACGGGGCGAAACAACGCCAATCCCGAGAACCAAGTCCGAAGACGCAGGACATCGAACTGATTCGGTTTGAATCCCTTCAGATAAGAGAAAGGAAGGGGACGGGATGTTCCTCCAGCGCTGGCTCAAGCGGCACTACCTGC